CGTTAATAATGCGGAATTCTCTTCCGTGGATTTTAAATCTAGTACCTGCGTATGCACGTGTCAAAATAAAATCACCCTCTTTACACCATGGACCAGTCGGAAATCTTGACTCGTCTTTGTAACACATATCACCCATACGAACTACGAATAGCACTACAGTTGAATGTTCTTCTATATGTTTAGTTTGTCCTGCTTTAACTAAACCACTTTCATATGTTTCCGATGCTTCAGGAATTGCACATAAAATTCTGTAACCTTTTGGATCTGGCAGTTGTAAACCTCTTTCTTCAATCGGTATATCTTCTGCTTCTACTTCATCTACAGTTGGAATATGGATCGGTCGACCATTTGCATCAACCAGATTTTTATTCATTGTGAGTATGTCACTCATCGTCATAAGTCTCCATTCTTTGTGCGAGGTCTTTAATTAAACTTTCTGCTACGGATAAACCTCGTATATATCCGGTCATATTTTGGTACGAAGCATAATCCTTCGCTGCTCCGTCTCCTAAATTTATTAAAACTGTTTTGCGCTGATCATCTATTCGAGACAATAATAGCTCTAGCGTTTGGTCCATAATTTACTACTCCTGTGGTTTTTGTTGATCCTTTTCTTTTAAAGAAATTTCTTTTTTCTTAAACTCAGCATCCATACCTAATTTAATGCCTTGTATTACGTTATCAGATTCTGCTTTTTGTTTATCGTGTGTAGCTTTAGCACCAAGGCGAGCACCTTCAAGTCTTTCATGAGACATCATTTTTTCTTTCTCAAGTTCAAGACGTTGTTGCTCAATCTCAATATCTGCTTGCGTTTTTTGAGCTTTAATCTGTAAGTCTTGCGCTTTAAGTTGTAGCTCTTGTTGTTGCATTTGAATAATTGGATCTTGTTGCTGCTGTTGTGCTTGTTGCTGTTGCATTTCAGATTGATCTTTAGCTAGTAGTTTTTGTGCTGCTGCTGCAGTTAACCTAGATAATTCAACTTCCACATCTTCAGGCAATGTTTCATCCGGATTAGGTAGTGGTACACCTAATTGTTCTTCTAATTGTTTTCTATACTCAAACGCAATATGTTCGTTAATATGAGCTAACGCCGCAGCTTGAATCATTTGAGCTTGTGGGTTTTGACTCATCATTTGCATAAGTTTAGGATCTTGCATCGCTGCCATATGCACAGCTAAGTGAGCTTGATGGTCTTGATAGATAAACGCTTTGACCGGTTTCATATTAATAATTGCCATGTTTTCTGAAACTGGATCTTTTGGTTTTTGATCTTCAGCGGCAGGAACTAATTTACCAATATTCTTAATACCTAATACTTCTAACATCTGACGATTAAGTTCTGGTAGATCATAGATCTGTGGATACTGTTGTGCCATCTGCATAACCGCTTGATACTGAACAACTTTTTGTGACATCGTCGCAGCATTAGGATCACTTACAGGAATTACATCTACGTTATCATAGTCGGCTTGTTTAGCTCTTCTATCACCTACATCAGGATCGTATGAATATTCTTTTGGAGTGTAATCACGAATGATGCCTTTAAGAAGTTTGAACTCTTGTTTCATTGCATAGTAAATACGCGCTTGAACCGCTGACATTACTTTGAGAGTTCTTTCTAATATAGCAAGGGTTGTACCGACCGGAGAGTTAGCACTCATATCAGACACTTTCATATCTGCAGCACTAGCAAAACGTCGTCCTTCTTCGATAATTTGATTCATTAACTGATTGAGAACTTGGCTTGGCTCTTTGTATGGAAGCGGTAAAATGTTGTCACGAATCGCACCACTTGGTACATCTACGTCACGCCATTCACCTGGTGCAATCGGTGTATCATCACCTTTAATACGCAAGCCTCGTGACTTCATACCACCTGGTAAATTACTTAGTGTACCTGCGTCAACAAGTTGACGTAAGATCATAGTACCTGACTTAGCAAAGGCACCTATTAAATGAATTAAACCGAAGCAATAGAAACCAAAGCCTGGTATGTAACCATAGTGAACAAAGTGATTACGTTTAGCTTTTAGGTCGTCATCTGGATTCCAATTACGTCTAATAGATAATATAGTGCCTGTACCTTTTTCAATTGTAACTACATAAGGTAACGCAATACCATCTTCAGAATCACCATTTTCTAAATCTAAATTAACATGCATCTCAAGGATTTTATATCTGTCATCCTCTGTGGGATTAAATCCTAACTTCTCTGCAATTTTCTTTTCCGCTTCATCAATATCTAAGAACGGTTCACCAAGATCTACATCACGGTAGAATCCTGCAACTTGTAATTTACGTAATTCATTTTTTGTTTTACGCATCACGTGTGTCACACGTTCTGCTGTTTCTAATGATGAAGCACCGTAAGGAACTACGATATCTTCTGCAGGAACATACATCGCCACTTGGCGTTCTAGTGACGGATCATAATAAACTTTCTTAAACGCGTTACCAGCTAAACCTAAACCCCATAACATTCGTTCATGTTCAGGTCTATACTCAGGCATCATATCAGTAAGCTGATAATTCATATCCTCTTTAACTCTTAATGCTGCTGCTTCTTTCTCTGGAGTTTGTTTGCCGATGATTTGGGTTTTAACAGGGCCTATTGCTGGAAATGTTTCCATCATAGTTTCTGCTTGGAACTTCACAAGTGCTTCTGTAAGTAGTGGGTGGTACACGTTGCATGCACCTGGCCATGGCTCAGTTCTATCTTCTACTTTTAAACCAAGTAATTCTAAGCCGTCTACGTAAGTGGTAAGCCAATCTTTTCTTGAATTAATATCAGCATCAAATTCACCAACAAGATCACCTGACAACTCTGTCAACTGACCCTCATCCATATCTTCTGCTAAGTTAGCATTAAATTCATCATTAGTTTCTTTACCTGGAGTAATTGTAATCTCCATACTACCATCATCTAACGTGACAGATTCTGGGTTCTCGATCTCAATACTTAAATCAGGTTGAGTGGCTGCTAATTCTTCTATGCCTAAAGGGGCTTGACCTACACTTTTATCTATTGCCATAATTTATCCTTATACTAAGTACAACTTGTTTCGTGTGCTTCTAAATCCTGGTATATCTTCAGGTTCATCATTAGGTAATCTAATAAAGCCACCTTGCCTAAACCGCATCAATGCTAAAGTAGTGCTATCTACCAAGTCATCATTAGCACCACTAGGAAAATCATTACACTCTTCAATAACTTCGTGAGCCCATCGTCTATCGGGAGCCCACACTATACCACTTCTAAACAAATCTGACACTGAATTAACACGACTTATTTTATCTTGTCCTTTACCCGGAGTGAATTCACCAATAGGCAAACCCATTCTACGCATCTCTTGATAAAGTGCAGCGCCGTTAGATTTCTTTTCTACTATAAACGCATCAGGTTCCCATTCCTTGTATTCTTCAAGGACTCTTTCTTTGAGCTCAGGAAACTCTAACCGTTTTTTAATTGCATTTAACAGTATTATATTATAGTTATTGGTTTCTTCGTTAAAAAAGACGCCCCAAGTAGTGAGCGCGTTAAAGTCCGCTCTATTATTCGCTTCTTGGGCCGCATCTAAACTCATTATGGTGAACTCACAACTCGGTGGGGTTTCACCTTCCCATATCTTCCACCACTCTCTTTTAATTAACGCACCTTCTTCTGACACCGGATTCTGCATGTACTGAGAATTCCAGTACCGAACATCTAGCGCCGCCTTTTTAGCTAAGAGTTCTTTTAAAGGCCAGAATTCAGGCCATAGTGGCTCCATTTCACCTTCTGCATTCTCTAGTATAGCTGGGAACTCCACTACTTCCCATTGATCTACATCATCATTCTTAATCATCTGGTTGACAATCTCGCCCGTCAGGTCTAACTTAGACCACCGCGTCATAACTACAATTATCGCACCACCCGGCATAAGACGTTGAAGAGGGCCAGACTGAAACCACTCCCAAGCAGGCTTAAATACATCAGGTCGTCCAAGCTTTGCATCCTGCTCGGAGTGTGGATCATCAATGATAAAAAGATCAGCGCCGCGACCAGCGAGGGCACCACCAACACCAATTGCAAAATACTCACCATTAAAGTTTGTCCCCCATCTTGACGCCGATTTACTGTCAGCTTGTAGTTCTACCTGTGGAAAAATATCTTTATAAGCGTCACTACCCACCAAGTTACGAACTCGCCTACCAAAGTTAACAGCAAGATCAGCAGTATGAGACGCCATAATAATTTTTTTATCAGGATACTTTCCCAAAAACCAAGCAGGAGCCAAATATGATATAAGTTCAGACTTCCCGTGTCTCGGCGCAATGTTAACAATAACTCTTTTCTTTTTGCCTGAGGCAATGTCTTCAAATATTTTCGCAAGCCTTGCATGGTGTGCACCTACTTTATATCCTGGGTATACATGTTGTATAAAATCTAAAAAAGTTTCTTTGCCTGACTTCTCAACTACCTTGCTTTTATATAATTTAAGAAGTTTTTGAAGTTTTACTTTTTGCTCTTCGTCTGCTTGCGGAAAAAGAGCTTCTAGTTCTTCAATTTCTTTCTTAGTTATCGTGTATTTCGGTTTCGTTTCCGTCATCTTCAACTATTTCTGCATCTATTGTTTCTGATTTAGGCTTTAATAATGCCTTTGCCTTTAATTCACTAAGCATAGAGAGTAATTCTTTCTCAACTTCTTCCATTGTCTCCATTTTATGCACAACTTCTGTCTTCTTCTTAAATGCATCTACGCCATCTACTTCTCCGACTGAACGAAGTGCTGCTATTTTTTCTTTTTGACTACTCTCATTATCATGTATGATCTCAACTAACTTGTTTACCACGTATAACTTTAAATCTGCTAGGTCATTTACGATCATGTGGTTGTAAGTTCCTACTAAACCACCTAAGTATGCCACTGTTTCATTTGCATAATTCGCAAATTCCTGCTTTTTTCTAGGGTTTGTAATCATATCTCTCGCAATTTCTTCCGCATCTAGCCTATGTTTTGCATCTGGCGCAATTTCTTGACCTGTAATGTCACTCATTTCCTTAATTGTTGTTGCTCTGACCATAACTTCTTCTTCAGTTGTCATGCTGGCTAGTGCTTCTCGTGCATTTTTGGGTATAGGTATGTTTTCCTCAATATGAGGTACTAAAACAGCATTGAAATTTCCGCTATCTTCTTGATTTTCTTGGATATTTTCTTGATTCATGTGTCGCTGTTTACACCTTGTGAAATTATTTGCAGCTAATTCGGCTATTCTAACCTAGTTTTTGGTAAAATACTACCATGATAACCTTACTTTTTACTCAGCCCGACGTTGCACTCATTATCCTAACTTGGTCTTTTTGAATGAAAACCACGTTAACGTCGACAAACTTAGCTCATCTCTACGACATGGCATGCAAGATGCCGCCTTTTAATCGACTTAGAATGCCTAAGTCCTCCAAAATTAGATTTAAAGTCATTAAGAATCCTGAGATTTACGGTTGTTTTGATGAAGTTGAAATGGAAATTCAAATAAGTTCTAATGCCTGTGGGCATTTCACCACAATATTCCAAACCCTTCTTCATGAAATGGTTCATCTAGCTCTCTATGTTCGGGGCGACAATGACTTTGATCAACATGGTCCTAAATTCCTACGTATTAAAGCAGTCTATTCCGAGTTATATAACTTCGATCCTAAAGCTATTTAGTCTTGCACTTTCCTTTGTTTTTGCTAAGCTACGGCGTAGCTATGCACTTTTGCTACACAACATTTCTTAAACTTTACTAACTAAACTCTCAACTTTTTTTGCAAAATATTTTTTTGATGCCTCTTTGTTTTTACTAGGGGGTGGGTTCCGATATTTCATTTTATATCTAGTCGTTCGTGTAAGTCTTGGTGTATAAGATAAAAAATAATTCCTTCCAAAATTTTTGGGGGGTGGGGCCCGGGTGGGTTGCGATCCTGGAGGCCTTTGCCTTTTCTATTCTATTTGTAAAATAATACTTGACATATTAAATTTAATTAAGTATCCTTGATCCTGCAGTATTTAATTAACTATCTAAACAGGAGTATCAAATATGAATAGTAAACAATCAATAGCGCAGACGATAACCGATAACGTTATCAAGTCTCTTGAATCAGGTGTCGCTCCCTGGGTAAAACCCTGGCACAATCGCGGAGTAGATGCACCTTATAATCCAGTAGCTAAGCGTTACTATAACGGTATCAATTTCGTACAGCTATCCATGATGCCAGCAAGTACTGATTACTGGGTAACATATAAGCAAGCTCAATCAGTTGGCGCTCAGGTTCGCAAGGGTTCCGTTGGCGTTCCAGTTGTATACTTTAGCCCGTTAGAAGTTACTGACAAGGTAACAGGCGACGCTAAAAAGATCCCGATGTTAAAGCATTACACTGTATTTAATGCGGATCAAGTTGACGGCCTGGAGTTACCAGCTCCAGCAGAGCGTAACATGAATGAGACGATTGCATCATGCGAGGAGTTTATCAAAGCTCAGAGAGCGCGCATTCAGTTTGGTGGTAACCGCGCATTCTACGTTCCTTCCATGGATTACATCCAATTACCTGGACTCGATCAATTCAAATCAAGTGCAGACTATTATTCAACCGCATTGCATGAGTTATCACACTGGACTGGTCACGAGTCACGATTGAATCGAGATTTCTCAGGCCGTTTCGGTAACGAGGCTTATGCCTTCGAGGAGCTAGTTGCAGAGTTAGGTAGCGCGATGTTATGCGCTCATTTAAAACTAGATGGCCAATTACAGCACACTAGTTATATTGCTAACTGGCTAAAAGTGTTACGCGATGATCCTAAGAATATTCTTAAGGCTTCAGCGTTAGCACAAAAGATTCTAGATTACACAATCAAAACTGAGGAGGCAGAGGAGGCGTAAGCCTCCCTGGAGTTATTATGAGATCATTACTTAGATTCATTGAAGGTTTAGCAATGTTAGCAATTAGCGGTATCGCATTATTTGTTTTTAAATTACCAACAGCTGCAGCAGTGGGAGTATTTGCATCGAGCTTGTATTTTTATTTATCTTTAACCGAGGAGGAGTAGATCATGAATGATTATTTTTATCCAAGTAACCGAGTATCAGAAGGTGTAACAATCAGATCGTCAACCATGTATGAACAATATTTTGACGGACGTAAACCAAGTGAGAACCAAGTCATCCAGGCAATTAAAAGGGGCCTCAGTCGAGGCCACGTCCAGTTCGAGATATCATGGGGCGAGAACATGGTAACACTTGAAAAGGGTAGAGCTGGAGTTAACACCTGGCATGGCTGGGGCTGGATCAAGAACATATCCGGTCATGAGTTAGCAGAACAATTTAATAGGGAGGGCATATGATCTACTATGCATTAACTGAGAACATGGTGTGGAGTTTAGGTGAACGCGCATCGAGGGAACATGCGGTTGATTATGCGGTGTACCAATTCAACATACACCAGGCACCACACGGTTATCTTATTGCTAACAAGGCAGAGCTCGAAGAACTTATTCGACTGGGTAACAAAAGGTTAGAAGCGGAGGGCGTCTTTTGACGCCTTTCTTTTTTAGGGTAGAGAACTGGTCTCACGGCATTCTGTTCATTTTGTTTTTTGCGCGGGGGAATTCCCTTTTAATTAGTAAAGATCTATTGACTATTAACGTGGTTGTGGTATTTTAACTGGAGCAACACGTAACACATTTTATAAATGAGAATCATTCTCAATAACATAAAGGGCAAAAAAATGTTAGATATAAAAGTAAAAGGTTTGTTTGATGTACTTAATGTTTGTATCGGTGTTAATGGCGATGAGTTAGAAACCGCAATGCAAATAGAAGTGTTTGATCTATCCCAAGAGGATCAAGACAAGATCACTAAGATTTTAAATAACCACGTCAACAGAATGACAGCTGGCGATCTACTAAGGAAACTAAATAAATGATCCCGATCCAACTATTTAAAACCAAGAAGGAAGCCCTCGCGATTAGCGGGGGTTGTACTAAGACGACTAAAATGCCTAGTGAATCCTATAGCCTACCGGCTAAGGAATGCATAACAGGGTCTAAACTTGTCAACGTGAAGGGTTCAGTATGCGAGGGATGCTATGCCTTAAAAGGTAATTATCATAGGTTCGCTAAGACGATCGAGCCTCTACAGTATAAAAGGCTTGAATCATTAAAGAATCCGCTATGGGTTGATGCTATGGTTAAGTTAATAGGTAATAAGCCCTATTTCCGCTGGCATGACTCGGGGGATCTTCAAAGCGTAGAGCATCTATCTAAAATAGCACAGGTTGCCCGACGACTAGATAAAACTTTATTTTGGTTGCCTACACGAGAAGCCAACATTGTTAAAGACTTTTTAAAAACCGAGTCAATCCCAGTTAACTTAATTGTACGTATTAGTTCGATGTTCATCGACCAGCCAGCTAAGTTACCACGTAGTTTAAAAGGCTATGCCAATGTCTTAACCTCAACTGTACATAGTCAAAAAGAACTCACTGGGTTTAAATGCTTAGCGCCTAAGCAACAAGGTAAATGCGGTTCATGCCGTGCATGCTGGGATAATAAAGTTACAAATGTTTCGTACCTTGCCCACTAAGTTAAACCTAGTTAACTTAGTTAGACTAAGCCCTCTTAGGAGGGCTTTTTCTTTTTGCAATAACCTAGTAATTTACTCAAGTATAAATTTAGGGGTACTGATCGACACTAGGGGAGGGAACTGGTCTCTCTGCATTCTGCTCATTTAACCAAGTCAACCGAGTCATGACGGGGAAATTCCCATGTTCCAATTTTGAGAAACCAAGTTTCACTCCGTGTTCCAAGTTTTTTTCGGTAAGTGCTTGATTAACAAGGTTTGTTCCAATGTTCCAATAAGTTTTACATAGGACACGAGGTAAGATTTTGAGAAACTTGGTGGTCAAGAGAGGTCTTTTCGCAGTGCATTTACAATTCAGAAACATTTACCTTTTCATTCTCGTCAAAACGCTGGAACATGGAACATTGCACAAAAAGTAAGCAATAATAATAATAATAATAAATATAATATATATATAAATCAATAACTTAGTCTCTCACAATCTCACTAAAATCCATGTTCCAAGTATCAATTAGTAAACTTAGTAAAAACAGAACATTGGAACACGGAACACTAAGTAAAAACCGAGTAATACCCGACAAAAACAATCAAGTATTACACAGACAAATCCCTCGCCAAGACCAAAACCCCACTAAATTATAATTAGTAAAATAATAGTTGACATACTTTGAAAAAGCGAGGATAGTTATAATTAAGCAAGACGGAACAAAAACTTTATTAACTAGGAGAAATAAATGAAAAGACTAAACACAATGGTAAAAGAATTACAAAAGCTAGGTTTAGATGTATATATCAACGAGCATGACAACATGGTGACCCTAACATCAGAAAGAGGAAACATGGACGCGTTTGAGTATGTTAACTACGATTATCCTGTTGACCTTAAACCAAGCCTCCACGACCTAGCAAAACGAGGTGGCTACGAGTGGCAATGCCAATACACAGGCACATATAAACTTTATCAATTATAGGAGAGAGACATGGAAACAAAATACATCAGACCTTATAAATGGTCATCATGGGACACCGAGTTGTTTAGTAAAGACGGCAAGAAAGTCTATGTCTTTAGTGAACAGAAGTGGGCAGAGATTGGCATTACTGACGATTATAGTTTAGTGCCATTGGAATATCACCACGCATTTACAGGGATAGACCCTCGTCAATTTATGATGAACGCAGAGAAAGAAGATGACATTGTATTTGTC